AAGATACGTGAATCCAATGGCCTTCGAAAATAATCTGTGAAAAAGGTATACCAGAACTTAATATCCATTTGAACATTTCAATATTGACCAGTTTATCACCCATACTGATATCTGCTGCACAACCAATACAATGGTCCGAGGTGTCAACACTATCTATACTTCTATTATATGATAAAGTTCTGAATCCACTATTTATGGTAGGTGTGATGATAAATTTGTATGCATTATATATTGGATCCAAGGTATTTACGCATAATTTGGCCCAATTACATGCGATTTGACCCGCAGTTAACCCACGCTGTGCAATAGGTATCATCTTAGCATGTGCCAACGTAAAATATTTACTAACCGGTGTTGCCATGTCTGCATCTGATATCAAATTGGTAAATGTGTTGCAAATTAATATTGGGTCTGATATAATTGGTTCCGCTACATCACCATATACCTTTTCATTTGTGATACCTGGCGCCATCGTTTCTTCATCCTTGACAAGTGCTGTTATACCATGTGAATCATTGCTATATACAGTATTGGGTCCAATTGATGTCACTCCAGATAAAATACTTATTATGGCTGGTGACGGAGTATTCTCTCCAGCAAAAACTGTTTGAGATCCTTGTGCGATCTTATCACCACATGATATAGGGTCACCAATTCTAGCAATTGGTAAATTATTTACAAATACGGTTGGGTTACCAGCAAGTGTGACACCATCATGGCATGATCCGGGGATACAATGTGTTGGCCAATGGTCAGTCTGACGATGTACGGGTAAATTGTCTACAAACACATCTGGTGACCCTTGATCATTTGGCCTTGGTGGATAGCCATGTCCTGCCGAAATATCCCCTTGTCTAGTAACCGCTGCCATTATACTGCTCCTTTTGTAACTGCCGCTGTTAATGCAGCATTTGATACCATCCAATTATTATAGACGTCGATCTCTTCAATCATTGGTATTGGCAAAAAAGTGATTGAGTCTAAATATATCACGTTCAACAATTTTGGTTTGAACAAAATATATGGACCGGTATATTTTGTTACTGCATTATATTCTGGAGGTATATCTGCAAAATATGGTACAGTAGTAAGAGTATTTGTATTGTCCAAATAGTTAATGCTTCTGGTGAATTCCTTGTTAAATTTACCAGAAACGGTGACTGTATTACCTGCGACAATGACTTTGACATCACCATCTAGATAATCCTGTGTTGATCCTTGTGCAACCACGAAACTAGGGTCAACAGAAAATATGGCCGATACTACTAGCCCGTCATATAGAAACGGTATAGTGAATTCATCGTACTCATATATAATACGAGTACTCATATCATGCTGTTACTAACTGAATTCCGCTGGTTGTTGACAGGTAATGCTTACTTAATTCATCAACCACAGGTACTGCCATCATAACATTACTTTTTTGCAACATTGGCTCATGTGTTGTTGCCATTGACAATATTGCTTGTATGAGTTTGAGTCCTTGTTGTCCTGGTATTAATGACATTGGTTTTGATATCTGATAATGTGTGTCGGTTATAGCAACCAATTTTGCGATAATTTCTTCACTCGATACTAATTTAAACCCGACTACATCACCTACCGCGATGCTTGCTGCTTTATTGATTAACATATTACTCCTTATTTAAAAAGGGGCATGCTTACTTTTGAAGCATGCCCAATTATAGTTATGCCTTTGCTTCTTTGCGAGCGTTTTTCTCAGCGGTGATTTCGTTACGACGCTGTTTGATTAACTTACTCGCTTCAGCCAATGCCTTGCGAGCACGAGTACCGGCTGCTGCATTACCAGCTACAAATTTTGCATCTTCTGAGTTCACCACTGCAATTGCTTCGTTCAATTGCTCTACTGTTGTTGCCATGTTTACTTCTCCTTTAGAATTATTTCTTTGCTACATATGACAATACTTTTTCTTGTATCATCTTTGCCCAAAATGGTTGCGGAAAGTGCCAACCAACGAATGCTCCAATCAAAACCCAAAACAACGTATCAAACATTTTACTTCTCCTTTAAAAATCATCATCAAATATTACGCCAGAGTCATCTTTTGAAATTACCCCTACCTTATATTGATTATTATCCTGCTCTTGTGGTGCGGCCTGTGTTTTACTTATATCAACCCAATCTTCCATATGTGGCATAGGATTATATCTAGGAAATTTATGTTCAGATTGTAGATCTAGAAATTTATAAACAGGTGAAGCATTGAATAATACCCAAGCCTTCACTGTTGATGCAGTTGCACCAACCAACTCTCGTTCTTCACTAAACAAATAGTCAACCCATGTTAATTCTGACTCTAGAACCTCATTAGCCAATAATTGTATACGTGGTTTCAATCGTTCATATGCAGCTCTTCCACGAGCAGTCTGAAGTTCAATACGTAATACTTCTTTATCCAATTCTACGTGTACCTCTAATTCATCTTGAGAGATTTTCTGTACTGCTTTGCCAATACTCTGGAATAACCCTGTACTACATATAGTAAATGTGATTGCAAAACTAGCCATAAATTGCACACGTTCTAATAAAAATAACGCGACAACGGTCATAAATAATGAATCGTATGCTTCATCGGCAGTGATCTGTCCTAGTGCATATTTATGCGAAGCATCATGTACATCATCAAACACTGTTTTAACAGAGTTCAGCCGCACTAAACTCTCTTTAACAGCAAGAATCTCAGTCAATACAACCTCAGGATTATCAAAACTCATCCGTACAATCTCACTATACGTGGCTGCATGTACCACCTCATTATCTGAAATACGCTGCCATGCAGCCCATAGTGAACTATCTGTTATGAACGGTGCTAATATTGGTGCTATAGCTCGTGATGCAACACTATCCGCCTCCCATTGCCAGGCTAATGTTTTGATCATCATGTCATATACTGGCTTTGGGCAGTTCTTAAAATCCAAGTTACATTGGGTATAATCAAATTCATCTTCTGACCAATCTAAACTCTTCATTTGTTTATAGATAGACCATATCTTAGGATAATTTTTATTAACTGTGTCAAATAGTCCTGGGTCTTCACCAAAAAATAATGTAGATCTGATCTTATACTGTTCCGGAGTCTTGTTGATATTAAATACTTTTGTTTTCATATTATCTTCTCTAGGCATGGCAATCTTCATAAGTCATTGTAATATCATACATGTTATTATGCAATAGCCATATTACCATTATCAGAGCGAGCATGCTCCAGAACTGCATCCTCGATCATCATTTTGTACATCAGAATTTTCCTCTGCAACCACCACTACAGCATTTTCTGTTGATGTTAAGTCAACACCCTTGCTGGTGAGGCTATTTACATAATAGCGGCTCTTCATTCCGTATCGTACCATGTCCAAATAATCCTGAATCATTGCACTGCTTGATACTTTCTGATCACCCTGTATTTTCACAAATAGGTCCGCACTAATAGCTTGATCACACCATTTCTGCATAATAGCATACACTTTGATCATAGAAGTGGTGTCCACATCCCATGCGAGTTGATATTTATTTTTCAATTTCGTGCTATCTGGTGCTACCCAATGATTGACTAATGTGTCATTCGTTTTCATCATACTGAACTCACGTATAGGATATGGTCCATTCGTTGTTCCACTGCTGATAGTCGAGTTATGTACAACTACATTATTCGATAGAACATAATCATGTGTATCAGGCACCTCAATATCATATGTCGCCAGCCTGTCATTATTTACTGTTATTTTTTTAATTTTCATAATTTGCCTTGTCTGTTGTATCGTTATTTAGTGCGATTATATCAACTACATCATCACCTTCTTTAAGTTCTAACATCATTTTCCAAATTTTGGTGCCATCAGAATTCAAAATCAAAAATTTGTGGTGGTGCGTACCAGTAACGGTGCGCCCGTCCTCTAATTCAATCGTCATAGTATTAACGAACCCATTAAACCATAATTTATCAACTGGCTTATACCCATCTGTTGACATGACATTAACCGGAGTTTTTAATTGATACCACTTACCACCTTCCAATGGAGAATAGTTCAATTCAATTTCCTCAATTTCGTCTTTAGTAAAACCACCAGCTTCTGCAATTTCTCTAAAGTCCAAATCACCATGATCAGTTTTAATTTTGGTTGAAAAATCCAAACATGATTCACCAGGCATGTGGGCAACCAAGACAGAATTTCGAATGCCTTTGTTTGCAATGATTGCTTTTCGCAAACTATCCCAATCGCGTTTATTGTCAATTGTAACTAACTCATCAACACGTTTTTCATATGTATCAAGTGGAAGCCAACCTGATGGCCATTTCGTTTTGTGCATCCATGACGCATTACCAAGCTCTTTGCCTAACCGTAAACTAGCATTAATAAGATGCCATGTATGTGTTTCAGATAATTCATGGATAAAATTACGCCCCTCTTGTGAAGAATAATCTAGATTTTCTTTTGCCATTAAATGCGCCAGACCTAATATACCAACACCAGCACTCATCCTTGCCTTTGCAGTATACTCTAGGTTTGGAAATACATAGTCACTTTTATAGATACATTTATCAATCATCTTGAGTGCATAATACGCAACCTCGGCATATTGTTCGTCCGAATCAATATTGCTGACAATCACACCTGCAATGCTGCATAACCCAATCTCCCCATCACCCTCTTCATATTCTGGTTTGTATAATTCCGCTACATTCTTGAACCCCTTTGTAGCAAGAGCGATCTCTGCACAAAGATTGGATGAATAGATTTTGTCATTAAATGGGGTATGGTGGTTAATGGTGTCTGTTTGGTGCAGGTAATGAACACCTGTCTCATAACTCTGTGTCAACGCACCCAATAATAATTCACGAGCATTAAGTTTTGATTTCGCATCAGCAGTTAATTCAAATTGAGCATATAATTTCTCAAAATTTGTTTGATCCTTATCATATTGTGCTTCATATAATTCTGGGTTAGATTTGTATGAAAATGTTGCAAAATCCTCATTTTTTGCCACTTTTCTTGCAAAAAACCTATTACTTCCGAAGCTATAATGGCATCCTGCGATCTTTTTATTTGCAGGGGTCATTGGGTGCCGAAGTTTCTGTATCACCTCGACCTCAGGGTCATATGCAGTGTAATATACAGTGCTCGCACCACCACGGCCATTTTGTAGGTTTGCTTGGATAGCACCCACCATTGCTCTATAATATGGCAATTTTCCCTGATGTTGGATCACACCACCACGTATAGCATCGCCTAATGAACGTGTCTTGATATGTGTGCCAATACCTGCACTCATACATGTCATCATATATGCAATATGGTCACCTGTTGCTAGGCTTGGTGCAGAGTCATTTGTTGTGTATAAACAGCAACTGGCATACCCATTTAATGATGTGCCTAGGTTCACAAAATTTGGTGTCGGCGCATTTAAACGATTTAAACTTAGGTGATCATACCATGCCTTAATATGCATTAATCTCTCTTGGGCAGGTTCGTCTTCTGCTAATGCCATTGCCATACGCATATAGACGAACTGTGCGCCCTCATATTCTTGGTTAGTAATTTTATTACGTAGTGCATATTTAAACCGAAGTTGATGCAATTGATAATGTGGGTATTTGAGGTTTCGTTTGTGGTCAATTATCTTCTCAACGGCAGCATAATCCGCGTCTGAATAATCTAACTTCACCATCATACCTGCATCAAATAATGTTGCATGTAATTGTTTTACGCTTGGGCGATTACCAGCGTATAGTATACGCTCAATTAGGTTCGCATACAACTTACCAGCCATCCTGTTATACTCCCATGTCTTACGGTTAAGACATGATGTGATTAATGTTTCCTGTAATTGTTGGCTTGAACAAGAACTTGGACATTTATTTACTGCATCAATCACTATTGATGACCAATCAACTGTTGGACCAAGATGGTTTGCAGCCCATAGCCCCCATCCATTCACCTTATTTGGTGAAAATGGTTCAATTGTGCCGTCTCTCTTTATTATTGTCGTAATCATATTACCCCTTATTATTGTAGTGAATAGAAATGCTCCAACATAGTTCACTATCTCACTATGTTAACAGTTCTATATTATGTGAATCAAGTATTTTGGATCAGAACGAATGTTGCATACTTTCTTTCAGACTGGTGAAAAAACTATTGAACGCAGGTATATTGATAATTGTCCAGTCACCGTTGTCCCACATCATTGTGTTGCCACAAAATTTCTCAGGCGCTGTGATATCAGATATTAATTCATGTGTATTTGAATTAATATCTACTGCTAGTTTTAATCCACACATTTCACTTGATGTTAATATTACATCATCTGCATCGTTAAACAGGTACTGCACTACTTTGGTTGACTTATTTCTTACTATCTTCATCATCGTGCCCTTATGAAAAGTTAACTGTTGCTTCCATTATTTATGCTCAGGTAGATACTGCTATCGAAATCACGTCCCATCTAATAGTGGGTACATTATTGACGTTTGTATTGATGCATAACATAGTTGCATATATTATTGCCCCA